GATGGTGCTGATGGTAAAAACCTACAATTGCTTGGTAAGAAAGGTTCTGAAAGTTCTTTTCAGAAAGTTATGGCACTCATGGACAAGATTGCTAAGTTAAAAGAGTTATCTAAAGAACCAGCTATGCCAAAAGATAAAACTACTATTGAACAAGAACAAGTTTCTGAAATTAAAGTTGAAGAACCTAAAATTAAGAATATTCAGGACTTCCATAAACTTAAAGACGAGCAAGCATGAGAATTCCTGATATTTTAAGGTCGATAGGGTTATTTGAGCGTGAAAGGGTGATTGGTGAGATCACGGTATACTTACCTGAGCCGCAGAAAGATTACAAGAAAATAGCCAATTGGGACTTAAAAAAGTCAGAACAAAAGTTTCAGTATACAGTACAGCCTGAAAAGAACCGTGACCCTTCAGAAGCATTCCTAAAGCAAGAGTTTTTAAGATTCCAGAACGGATATTGGTTTTTTAACAATGGTTCGTTAGAATGGATAACACCTTTCCACTATTTCTTTTTAAATTATTGGACAGATAAGGGAAAGCGAATGAAGTTTGTGGATGCCCAACGTGATGCTGGGTTATGGCTATGGCAAATAGAAACCCTTGACAATATGATGGGCGGTAACTTAGTATCGAATCGAAGGTTTGGTAAAACGGTCTGGGCGACAGCATGGGCATATTTTAGGGCATCTACTAACAAATTTCATCGTTGTGGTATACAATCTAAGACTAATGCAGATGGTAAATTAGTATTTAATAAACTAATCAAATCATGGCAAAAATTACCTGATTGGTTAAAGCCAGTAGATAGCGGTGAGACAAGACCGGCTACTATATTGGAGTTCTCAGAGCCACGTGTACGCAGTTCAAAAACGGTTAAAAAGGTTTATGGGGACGTTCTCGATTCATCGATAGATTTTCGCTCATCAGAAGAAGATGCTTATGATGGAGATGAGCTACATACATACATAGAAGATGAGTTTGGTAAGTGCCATACTAAAGGAACTCAAATATTAATGTATGATTCTTCCTATAAAAATGTAGAAGATATTGAAGTTGGTGACCTATTAATGGGCGACGATAGTAACCCAAGATTAGTTAAATCACTTGCTCGTGGTAATCAAAAGTGTTATATGGTAAAGCCCATAGCAAATGGTTGGTACGAGTGGGGATGTAATGAAAATCACATATTGAGCGTAATATATAGCAATAAGAATAGGCAATCTCGTTTTAAAAACGGTCAAGTATATAACATTTCTATAAAAGAATTTTTAAAATTAACCAAGACTGATCAGCGACATTTTTGTTTATATAGGAAACCGATTGATTATAAATCAAAACCAATATCTATTGACCCATATATATTAGGAACATGGCTTGGTGACGGAACAAGTAGAGGTACTCACATCACTACACAAGATAATGAAATAGCAGCTGCATGGGCGTTTTATGCCAAATCAATAGACCATGAGTTTAAAGTAGCCGATCAAAGAGAAAACTATGCAACATATAAGATAGTTGGCTTATTATCTACGAAAGGAAAAAGCAAAAACAAGTTTCTTACTAAACTTCAATCTTATAATCTAATTTCAAATAAACATATTCCCAATGACTATTTGATTAACGATAGGCAATCAAGGTTGAAATTATTAGCAGGATTGATTGATACAGATGGTAGTACTGGAAAGTATAAAAACTATTATGAAATAACACAAAAAAATAAAACTTTAGCTTATGACATACGTAGATTGGCTTCTGAACTTGGTTATAAGTCGAACATAAAAAGTAAGAACGCTACCATGAAAAGGGCTGATGGGTCTTATTATGAATGTGAGGTTTATAGAGTTCATATTTCTGGATTAAATCTTTATGAGATTCCATGTTTAATAGAAAAGAAAAAAATAGCAAAAAAAGAGTTTATACATAAAAACACTAAAGATTCACTAAAAACATGTTTTAAATTAGAAGATATCGGTAATCAAGATTATTTTGGATTCATGATTGATAATAATAGTCTTTATATGTTAAAAGACTGTACTATTACACACAATTGTATCAATGTAAATACCGACACACGGTGGGGCGTTGTGCAATATTGTTTGGTTATAGGTGCAGAAATAGTTGGAAAGGCACTAAGGACAACAACTGTCGAAGAAATGGAACGCCGTGGTGGCAAGAACGCTAAGAAAACGTGGGACGATAGTTTAATGTCAACTTTGAATCCTGTTACAAATAGGACTAATTCTATGCTTACCAATTTATTTATACCTGCCGACTTTGGATTTGCTGGCTTTCACCCTAAAACTAAACAACCTTTCGTAGATGAGTACGGCATATCTAACCGTGAGTTAGCCAGAGAATATATTTTATCAACGTGGGAAAACCTGAGTGATGAGAAATTAAAAGCTGCACAACGCAAGAACCCATTAACCATTAAACACGCTTTCCAATTAGCCAACAACACAGGGTCATTTGATCCTGAGATATATGAATATCTTGACCAACAAAAGGAATATTTGGAAGGTACAAGCATCACAGGCGAACGAGCACCAAAGAACTTGCGCAGGCGTGTAACATTCTATCGGGATGATCAAGGGCTTGCAAGGTGGAAAGACGACGAGTTCGGACATTCAAGTATTGTTTGGGACTTTCCCGAACCTAAATTCACGAATGCCCGCAAAATGGGCGACTTGGCACGATGGGTACCAATGAATGCTGAAAGCTTCGCTGCGGGTGTCGATCCATTTGCAGCAACAATTGTTACGGGCGCAGGTTCTATGGGTGTATTGTACATTTATCGAAAAGGTGACCCTAACGACCCCGAAAATAGTGGATTGTTCGTGTGTAGGTATGCCCAACGGACAAGGCTTAAAGCAGACTTTCATAAGATGGTAATGATTATATGCCAATACTACGGGTGTAAAGCTAACTATGAAAGTGATGTGGATGATTACTACGAAACATTCTTACAGGAAGGATATAAGAACTATATCATGTGGCGACCTAAATGTACCATAGACCCAACAAGGCGCAATGTCACTATTAAATACGGCACACCATCAAAAGATGCTTTTGCCTTACAGAAACACTATCAGATTACCGTTGAGTACTTATTATCAAGATGGCACAAGATATACTTTATCGAATTGATAGACCAATACATAGCTTATGACCATGAAGACAGAACTAAATCTGATGAAGTTATTGCTGCTGGAATGGCTTTGATAGGTGGTTTTGAAGGGGGTACAGCAAGAGCAAAAGATACACGAGCACCATTATTTGTTAAATTCAAAGAACAGCAAAGGGAGGTTCGTAATCAACGCATAGCCTTCAATAAAAAGTTCAAACTGAATTAACATATATTTGTAAGAAATAAAATATCATGCAGGAAGTAACTTCTTCAATTAATCCTATTGCGCCAGATGATGAAAAAAATAGTCCTGAATATGGTTTAAGGCTATTACAGGCGGCAGTATCTAAATGGGAAGTTGGCTACAATGGAGAATCCAGGCTTGCACGTAAAAACAGGTTCGACTACAATCGTTCGTACGCAATGGCAAAGTACGATATGCAGGAGTTCAAAGATATTTTAGATTTAGATGGTGAATATTCTGTTATTAACCTGCCGTATGACTGCCTCACAGTCGTTATACCGTACTTAAATCGTTTAAAGGATAAGTATGCCCAACGGGACGAAATAATTCAATGTAATGCCATAGACCCATTCGTACAACAAAAGAAAAAAGATGCGAAAGATGCAGCGATATTTAAGTTAAAGCAAACAGAAGCCATTAAGGCCTTAATTAGCCAAACAGGCGTACATACCGAAGAATTTTCAGAAAACGATCCTGAAAGTGAAGCAGAAATAGATGTAGAGTTTGGCTTTAATTACAAAGAGCGCGAAGAAATCATCATGGAAAACCTGATTAACATCGTTTTTCAGGAAAACAATTGGTCGGGCGTTATAAAAGATAAGCTATTTGATGAGTTAAGGGATTGCGGATATGCAGGAACTAAAACCTATATTGATGGTACTGGCCGTATTAAAATCAAAGTTATCCGTCCTGAAAACCTAATCACTTCATTTTGCGAGTTTAGCGATTTTAGAGACTGGCAGTATTTGGGAGAAGCCTATTACCTGAGTATAATGGAAGTTAGGTTGCTCTATCCTAAATTCGTTGAGAAAATAGGTGAGGCAGAATTGTATAAACTATCGCAAACATTAATAGGGCAATATGGTAATCCACAAGCAGGACTTGGTGCGTGGGATTACAGGTATATTACAGCCATCACACGTCCTTATGATTCATGGAATGTACCAATAGCTGAAATAGGCTTTAAAACGCTATATAACCTTAAAAAAAGGGTTATTAAAGATAAATTTGGCAAGGAAAACATTGTTGATAATGTGACTAATCCCAAAGCGGATATCAGCACTTTAGAAAGCAATCCATACTATGTGGAATATACTGGTGCTTATATTATTGGCACAAATCACGTATTGGAGTGGGGTTTATCTAAAAATATGATTAAGCCTGAAAAGAACTTACAGGAAATCATATCATCGTATACTGTTTACATGTATAACAATACCAATATGGTTAACAAGCCATTAATGGAAATGATTATACCAGTAATGAAGGAATTGCAACTGTATAAATTACAACAATTAAAAATTGTAGCTGCTGCCGCACCCGATGGTTATGACGTTGATATTGCTACGATGAGTGATATCAGTTTGGATGGCGGCACAACCACAATGTCACCATTGGCACTATATGAGGTTTATAAGCAAACGGGTAACAAGTACTACAAAAGTATACCCGACGAAGGAATTGAAGGTGGCCAAAGGCGTGTACCTATTCAGGCTAATAATGTGCCGTTTTCATCAAAATTAGAAGGATTAACACAACTATACAATAATGCTTTATTAACCTTAACTAACATTATATCTAATGAGTTAGATTCGGGCAATATCCGCAATCAGGCAGTTACAGCTAAAGCCTTAGAAGAAGCTAAAGCAACAGGCGAAAGCACCTCTAACTATTTGTATAATGCATTTTTAAATATTATGCAGAGAACTGCCAGGTGCGTACAGTTAAGAGGGTGGGATATCTTGATGTATGGTAAAAGACAGGGTGTGATGTCGTATGATGGTTATCGCCAAATGTTAGGGACTAACCGGATTGAATACCTGAAATTAGAAGCGACAGATGATTGGGATAAAACATCATTCGATA